ACGGTTAATGGTAAACCAAAACCAGATGTGGTGATCCCTTCGTGTCTGATATTCCGTAAAAGAACGTTAGACATGTGGGAAGGTGTTGACGTGTCTTACAATCTTTGGAGAGATTTGGAAGAGAGTGATCTGGCTATCATCCGTAATCGTGAAACAAAAGAATTGATGCCTACTCGTGGTCACAAGGGATTTAAAGACATTAAGAATGAGGTTAGAAATATGAATAGTGGTTTGGAAGGTGCAGATATTACATTTGATGGTAAACCAATTGCTGATGTTGCATATCGTCGTATATTCTCTGGTGACTTGGATAAAGGTGGTCGACTGTACACGCTAGGTGGTGGTGTTCAGTTGCTTCCACAACACATCCGGGCATCATCTCTTAAGATTGATGGTGAGAGTGTAGTAGAACTTGATTACTCTGCAATCCATCCAAGTATTTGTTATCAGCAGATGTACAACAATGACGGGTTCAGTATTTATGATGTGATGGGGAAAGACTTTTCTCCCTACGATGCTGACCTATCGTTCATTAAAGTGGATCAGAAGCTAAAATCTCAGTGGGAAGCTCTTACAGGTAAAGTTCATAACCCTCGACGACAGTTAGCTAAGTTAGCTATCCTTATTGGTATGAATTCTGACGATATGAATAGTGCAGCATGGACTCTTGGTAATAAAGTAAAGTTGGACCGAGAGAAAGAAGTCGAGGATCAAGACTTCTACGCTATGTCAGGGACTAACGATTATGGTAAAGTGTTAGAAGCAGTTCGTAGCCATAATGACTTCATTAGAGATATGTTCTTTAATGACGGCGGTATTATGCTTCAGAACATTGACAGTAAAATTATGATGAACATTGTTGGTGCAATGGGTGAGAAAGGTCATGCTGTGTTGGCCTATCATGATAGTGTTCTGGTTAAAGAATCAGCAGAACAAGATCTGCATGATGCAATGATTAATGCGTGGAAAACAGTATTGGGTGACACAACATTCTGTAAGGTGGATAAGAAATGAGAAAATCTTTTGAAAACCAATTATCTCAAGAATGGAATATCAATAACCCCGAGATGTTTGAGCTAAATGAAAAACGAAATTATAAGATTAGCGCCGTAGATCGTGAATGGGCTTATTATCAACTGCATGAAGCTGTAGACGAACTTAAAAGTGGGATATTAAAATTATTTTCAAGTTTACTTGACAAAATTAAGATGTATGTGATTTAATCTCTTTATGAATTGAACTAACGGAGTCCACATTATGGGCGAGATTTGCTTTTGCTCACAATGTGGGCGTATTAACAACTATTGTGTATGTGATATTGAAGTAGAATACTTGGAAGATAGTATTGAAGTGTTTCGTATGGAATATCAATTTGAAAGCCTGACGGACCCGGATTTCAGTGTCTATAAAACTATTTTCCCACAATATGAATAAAGTTCTTGACAGATGGTTATAAACATGTCAGAATCAAAATATAAAGGATCGTAAAGCGGGATTGCTCGGGGTGAGCAACTAGTCTTGAAAACTAGCGTGCTGGAAACGGTAAGGGTTCGACTCCTTGGTTCACCGCCAATTAAAGTCCCATTAGCCCAATCAGGTAGAGGCATCAGACTTAAAATCTGAAAAGTCTGTGTTCGAATCACAGATGGGATACCAAAGTTACAATGCGCCTCTAGTCCAACTGGTAGGAGACAGCACGCTTAGAACGTGAACAGTGTCAGTTCGAATCTGACGGGGCGTACCAATTAAAAATGGAAGTGTGTGCCAAGCGGCGAAGGCAGGGGACTGTAAATCCCTCACAGTGATACATCATAGGTTCGAGTCCTATTGCTTCCACCAATTATCTCTGACAAGTGTTACGGCAGCATGCATCGTTTGGGACGATGTGGACGGTGTTCGATTCACCGGTTAGAGACCAAGTTTCACCATAGCAACTAAGAAGAAATTCTATTAATGCTATGTTTCCTCCCGGCGTCTTCCTCCTTATGCCGGACCTTAAAGACAGCTTATCTTCTCCTATAAGTGATGTCTTTACTCATTGGATAATCCCTCTCCGTTATCCAATGAGCTTTCTAAATAATCTTGTTGTTACTTAACGATAATGCCAGTGGTGCTGGTCAGGATTATTTAGAAAGAATCGATTATGAATTTTTTAATGAAAGGTGTAATATGGCTCTTGAACACAAAAGAGGCGATTCTCTGAGCCTTATGGGAGAAATCCCTGAAAGTTATGAGGATGGATTTTTTGTAGGATGGGCTGTATCCTCTCAAATTCGCACAGCACAGTATTACAGTTTGGTGGATAACCTCACAGTAGAGTGGGTTGATCCTTTAACCAGCAGAGAATTCCTTCTCACTAAAACAGATACATCAGCATGGCCTGTTGGTAATTGTGTTATTGATGTTCAGTTTGTACGAGAAGATGGGTTTACTAAAAGCACAGACACGATGCAGATAACTGTTATTCGTGATGTAACTTACCCTGAACCGTCGGTGTAAGTATGTCAGATAAGATTACAATCAAACTGACAAATACAATCCCTCCTCTTGTAATGCAGCCAAACTCTCAAGCCATCATTACAACGGCGATGTCTGAAGTTGTACAAATTCCATCTATTGGCGGTGGGTCTGTACAGAGTTTTACATGGACTCAGAACATTGCGTTAGCAGTTTGGACTATCCCGCACAACCTTGACAAATTCCCCTCTGTCACTGTAGTAGATACTCTAGGTAATCTAATCTATCCAGACGTGTCCTACGTTGATAGCAACACCGTACAAATTACTCACGGCTCAGCATTTGCTGGCAAAGCATATTTAAACTAAAGGCTTATAAATGAAAATTACAAATACGCTTGATGCAAATGGCTTTGCTATCACAAATCTTCCAGATGCTGTAGCTCCCCAGTCTCCAGCCACACTTGCTCAGCTCAATGCTGCTGTACAGGGATATTCTTGGAAAGCTCCTGTACGTGTAGCAACGACAGCTAACATCACCCTGTCAGGCGCTCAAACTATTGACGGTGTAAGTGTCGTTGCTGGTGATCGAGTTCTGGTTAAGAACCAAACTGCTGGTAGTGGCAATGGTATCTATCTTGCAGCTTCTGGTGCATGGACACGAGCAACGGATTTTGACGTAGCAGCTGAAGTCCTTGGTGCTGCTACATTTGTGAGTGAAGGTACAACACAGGGTAATAGTGTTTGGCTTCAAACTACTGATGCTCCAGTAACCCTCGGAACTACAGCTTTAGTCTTTACACAAACTGGTGGTGGAACAGCTTACACAGCAGGTAACGGCGTATCGCTGTCTGCCGGTGTTATCTCTGTAGACCCCACGGTTACAGCACGTAAGGCGTCTGCCACTATTGGTGACGGTACAGCCACTACGATCACTTTCACTCACAACTTGAATACACAAGATATCCATGTGGCTGTGAAAGAAGTAGCTACAAATGCTGGTGTTATTACAGACTATGTTGCTAACGGTGTAAACACTGTACAGCTTACTTTTGGTACAGCACCAACATCTGGACAATATCGCGTCACAGTGATTGCTTAATTAGCTAAGGAACATAGAGATGAAGCATGTAGGAACACGAACTAATGCTAAATCTATTACTACCTTAGATCAGCTAGGTTTTGATAATCTTTCTGTCAATGCTACTGCAACCGGAACAGTCACACTAAACCTTGCAAATGCCTCAGTTTTTGATATAACGCTCACAGGAAATACCACAATAGCATTCTCAAGCATCCCGGTTCCAAGTAGTCAAAGCTTTTCTTGGGTGCTGAGGGTTAGCTGTGGGACAACTGCTTATACAATCACTTGGCCAACAATTACTTGGTTAACTTCTGGTGGTACAGCCCCCTTAGCTCCACTGGCCAGCAAGGTTGTAGAGTATACTTTCTCCACACAAAATGGGACGCTTGTTCTTGGAAGAAAAGGTGCATCAACATGATGCTTTCCAGAGCATTGCTTGGAATTTCCAGCATCACAGAGGTAGTTGTTCCAAGCATAACACCCGGAACAAAGATGGTAGGCGGCTATTGGGGTGGCAGGATTCAGATCGGTGCTAGTCAGTATGATTTGATAATATCTCCTAACCCGATGTCTGGCGACTTTCCAGATATGTCTTGGAGTATTGAGGCAAGAGAACCCTACACGTATTGGGACTTTGACATTGAATTCAACTCATCTCAAAATGATGGTTGGTCTATCATGGAAAGTGCTAAGGCTGCTGGTGTAAGTAGTTATGCAACACTGAGCGTCTTTGCTGGTATTACAAGTTCTGGCTACACTGATTGGTATCTTGGCTCTCTCCAAGAAATGGAAATTATATACAGGAACTTAAAGCCGGGTAGCACTGCTAACGTTACAACAGCAGGTACAAACCCTAGTGCTGTTCCTCCAACAACCAACTATACGACTTCGCTCCCAGCACAAACTACTGTAACCTCTTTCAGAGCTGCTAATGTAAACGCCTTTAGAGAGGAAGTTTACATGACATGTTCTCGTGGTGCTTCAGGGGACAAGCAGCGATATGCAACAATATCTTTTGTTGACGGCTCTGTTAGTGAAGCAGCAAACTCAGATAGTAATTGGTCTAGGGCTATTCGCCGCCAACTTGTTGTTTAAGATTAGGAGAGAGAAATGTTTGTAGTGTTAGAGACACTTGAAAAGATTACATTTCAACAACTTCAAGAGCTATTTGAAAATGTTAGTTTTTCACTTCCGATTACAGATACACAACTAGAGGATAAGTTACCTCGTTGTGTTGTGCTAGAATATGATCCAGCCCCAACACTCGGATATCTTGAAAAATATGTTGATGGCCCTCTTCGGCAAGAAGGGATGCAAGTCTTCCAAACATGGATTGTAGTCCCTCCAACTACAGATGATTGGCTAGCTGATTCCACTCGTCTATTGAATGCCAAGAGTCGTCAAGCTGGTGCTCAAATCAGTGCATTGAATACACGAATATCTGCATTGAACTGGGCCATCTACGAGCAAGATCCAGAAGATCCAGATTACGAACCAGCCACTCCAGAAGAGATTGCTGAGCTTCCAGTTCGTACGGCCCAACTGACCAAGTGGAACTCTTACAACCGTAAGCTCGGACAACTCAAGACATCTGCCACATGGCCTGTTAATCCAACATGGCCTGTTATGCCAGAGCCTTATACAAATGAAACATCAAAGTCTACTAATCCTGTGTAGACTAGTGAGAAATATTATGGCTAACAAATCGCCTAATCCAGATACACGTTTTAACGGAAGTAAATCAAACCGTAAAAACACTGGTGGCAACTCAAAACGAATCACTAAAAGTAAACTTCGCATTCTTGAAGAACAACTTCTGGAAATGAAGGACAAGGCTTTAGCTAACATCAAGAAAAGTATTGATGGTGAAGCTATTGATACAGAGCAGCTTGGAAGCAGTAAATGGCTTGTTAATAGTATTGTGACAGTGAGTAAGTCAGCCAATGCTGAAGAAATCTCCTACAATAAACTCAAGTTTGAAGTTAAGGATTCTTTGGAAGCCGGTGAAGAAACTCCAAAAGAAATTGAGCAGCAATTAAAGCCTCGTCTGTCTTTGGTGTACACTGATCCAAATGAAGATGATGAGTAAAGAATCAGACCTCGGTCTGGTATCGGGAATCCTAGTTCCCACACCCCGGCATTCTGGCGGATGCCTGTTAAATGACTGATGGAAAGACATCACCGTGGAGAAGCCATCTGAACTTTGCAGATGGAGAGTTGTCAGGTCAGGTTAAGATTGTGGACGCTGGCACAACTATTTATAACCTATAGATTAAGTCTGTAGCGTGTAACAAGCATTCCAAACAACAAATATTAAAAGGAATGTAATGATAAAAATAAAACTCCCGTCAATACTAGACTATTATAACCTCTACACACTATCTGGAATCACTCCCGGTAAGAGCATTGTTGTCACAAGTCAGTATACTAAGTTTGCATTATTAGAACGAGCAGCATCAAAACCTGCATCGACAGTTAACGATGGGTATCCTCTAGCCCCCGGCGAAACCACTATTGTTTATGGTAGTGGTACAACACCTATATGGGTTAAGGGTGAGGATGGCTACGTTGTGGTTCAAGAGCTGTCTTTGCCAGTATCCACTCAGTATAATACATCTGATTTACCAAAAGACTTCTATACGTCTATAACAGAAAACTATAGACGTATTCGTGTTGATCCGGGACAAACTGGATTCTTTGCCGGCAAGTTCTTTAGGGCTTATATTGAAGCATTAATTCCAGTGGCCGGCCCAAGCGTACAGTTCAGGTTTACAAGCCCAATTGATTTTATCTTATGGCAACAAGTTATAGAACTTACACAAGGGGCACTTGAGCTTAGGGTCTATACAGGCGCT